GGTTTGACTCTGCCCCGGTAGTGGGAACTGCATTAGTAAACAATGTAGCTACCGTGATGATAGCCAACCCCGGCCTGTTTACTACTGGTCAATCCGTTACTGTAGCCGGGGCTGGCAGTACTTTTAATGGCACTTATACGATTACTGGCACAGTACCGTTTAGCACAGGTACAACTAATTTACTGCCAGCTTTTAATTTTCAGCTTAACGCATACCAATATCCAGAGGGTTATAGTTTTATACAATATGCAAAAACGGCAGCTAATCAAAACTTTAGACGCGTAGTACCTAGCGGCACTATGACCGGTGATGATACAAAAACACAGGCTTACGCTAATACACCTGCTATAAACGCAGCTGCACTTATGCTAGCTGAGAATATCTGGACTAGCCGTTTTAGCACACAAAACGGCGGCGTGAGCGTTGACGGTTACAGCCCTAGCCCTTTTAAGATGTCTAATACTTTAATGGCCTCTATACGCGGTTTGTTAGCACCGTACTTGTCGCCTAACGCTATGGTGGGATAATGCCAGCCGCCATAACTACACTACGCTCCACTATAGCCGCTGCCTTAGCTAATAACGCTGTTTGGAGTACTTTTAGCTACCCGCCAAGTAACGTAGTTGCTAACAGCGTAGTAGTAGCCCCGGCAGACCCTTATTTAACACCTAGCAATAACTCACAGGCCGGCATTTCACCGTTAGCTAATTTTAAAATAATTATGACCGTGCCTATGTTTGATAATCAAGGCAACCTACAAGGCATAGAGGACACAATAGTAGCCGTGTTTAATAAGTTGGCTGCTAGCTCTATCGTGTTTAATGTTACCGCTGTAACTGCACCTAACGTTTTAACTTTACCTAGCGGTGACTTGCTTACAAGTGATTTACAAATATCCGTACTAACGAGCTGGAGCTAAAATGGCACTTACAGATGAAGATAAAGCGTTTCTAATCAAGATAGGGCAAGAATTGCCTAAAGAGGTTAAAGAAACAAAGAAAAAAGAAACACCCGTAGAAACACCGACACAAGAAACAGAGGTATAACAAATGGCAATTTTCCTATCTAATGGCGTAGTAGTTACGCTTAATAGCGTGGACTTATCAGACCACGTTACTAGCGCAACTATTAACCGTAGCTTTGATGAGCTTGAAGTAACAGCTATGGGCGATACCGCGCATAAGTTTGTTAAGGGTTTGGAAGCTAGCACTATTACTATTGATTTTCTAAACGATACAGCTACAAGTGAGGTATTACAAACCCTACAAGCCGCGTGGGGTACAACTGTGCCATTAACACTAAAGCAAACTAGCGCCGCTGTATCAGCTACAAATCCAGAGTATCAAACTACAGTATTAGTTAATAACACTACAGATATTAACGGCGCTGTTGGCGATATTTCTACACAGAGTATTACATTTACTTGTAACTCAGCTATCGTAGTAGACACCACACCATAACCAACTAGACAAAGGGGCACACAATGGCAAAACTTAAAATAACAAGGGCAGACGGCAGCGTAACCGAGCATAAGATTACGCCCCGTATTGAGTATGCCTTTGAGCTGTATGCAAAGATGGGGTTTCATAAGGCTTTTAGAACCGAGGAACGTCAAACCGATGTTTACTGGCTTGCTTGGGAGTGTTTACGCACTAGCGGGGAAGTAGTAAAAAGTTTTGGGGCAGAGTTTCTAGAAACCTTAGCTAAAGTTGAGGTACTAGATGATGACCCCCTGGAATAGTTGGGCGCGGTAACTTTGGGTATCTAATTGCACAAGTTGCAGTAGAAACCGGGATACCGCCCCAATACTTATTAGACTTAGATGATGTAATGTTTAAAAATATATTAAAAGTTTTAACCGATAGAGCAAAGGCGGTGCAAGATGCCAACAGAAATAGAAAACGCCTTAGAGCTTAGACTTGCACTTAAAAAGTTTACCCCGGATTTAGCTAAAGAAACGCAAGATGAAATGGCTAATGCGCTGCGCCCTGTAGTGGCTAGAGCTAGGGGCTTTATACCGGCAGACGCAAAATTACTTAGCGGGTGGGTTAAAGGTACCTCTAGCATAGACACGATTAAATATAGGGCATTTCCTACGTTTAATAATAGTGATGCTAAACGCGGTTTGGGTTATAGAGTTACACCGTCTAAACCTAATAAATCCGGTTTTGTATCTTTAGCTAGAATACAACAAAGTAACGCAGGCGGTGCAATATATGAAACTGCCGGGCGCTTAAATCCAAACGGTAGACGGCAAGGCCCTGTAGTAGACCGTTATAAAAATGGTGTTTATGACCAGACTACGCATACCGGTAAGCAATACTCAACCAGCTTAAACCCTAATGCCGGGCAGCAATTTGTAGATAATCTCAATGCCGCAGGGCCTTTAGTAAATGCAAGGCCTAAAGGTCTGCAAGGCAGACCAACCCGTAAACAAACAGGCCGCGCTATGTTTAGAGCTTATGCGGAGGACAACGGCGTAGCTTTAACAGCTTTAATAAAAGCTATAGAAAATGCCAAAATAAAGTTTGAAGAAAGAATGGCTGCATAATGGCTACTGAATTACTAATAAATTTAGTTAGCCAATTTACCGGTAAAGGTTTTATAGAGGCTGAAAAAAGCGTAAATAAATTAGAAAAAAAGGTAAAAAGTTTAAGCAAAACTTTAGGCGTAAGCCTAGCAGCCGGCGCTGCATTAAAGTTTAGTAAAATCTATGTTAAAGCCTTTGCAGAGGACGAAAAAGCAACTTTACAATTAACTAAAGCTGTACAAAATCTAGGCATAGGTTTTGCTAGCCCGTCTATAAATAATTATATAGAAAATCTAGAAAAAACAGCTGCTATATCTAGAACGGAACTTAGGCCTGCATTTCAAGATTTACTAACTACTACAGGCTCATTAACTACAGCACAAGACCTATTAAATAAATCTATAATTATTAGCCGTGGCTCTGGCATAGCTTTAACCACAGTTACCAACGACTTAACTAAGGCTTATTTAGGCAGCACTAAAGGTTTAGAAAAATACAAAACAGGGTTTACAGGAGCAGAATTAGCAGCTAAATCATTTTCAGAAAACTTAGAAATACTTTTAAGGTTAAATCAAGGCGCGGCAGATGATTATTTTACTACTACAGCATTTAAGCTAGAGCTATTAGCTTTAGCAGGTGAAAGCGCTAAGATAACAATAGGTGAAGGGTTAGTAGAGGGCTTAGGCAATTTTGCTGGCAGCGGTGAAGCTAGTGATGCCGTAAATGTAATAGATGATTTATCAAAAGCTCTAAGTTTCTTTTTAAAATTAGGCGGTAGCGCGCTTGGTCTATTGGCGCGTATACCAGAGTTTGGATTTAGGGCAGTAGGTCTAGGTGCTATGTATGATAGACCAGAAAAAGTAACTAGCACAGAAACAGAGTTTACAAAAAAACAAAAAGAACTAATAGCTAAACTAGATGAAGCGGCAGCTAAACGCGCAAAGGCGCTAGCAGACTTTGCCAAAAAACAAGCTAATGCCGAAATACTAAAACGCAAAGAAAAAGAAAGACAGGCCAAACTAGATAAGGCTGCCCTAGCTCTAGGCAAAGGTGAAGGTGTATTTGATTTAGACAAAATACAAGTACAAGCCGCGTTACTAGCTAAGCAAGATGAAATAAATAAACTAGGTACGGCGGCTACAGACCAACAAAAATTACAGTTAGCTAATGAGGTAACGCGTTTATCTATTAAAGAAACTATGCTAAAACTTGAAGATGCTATAGCGGCAGCGCAGGCGGCAACTACTGAAAAAGAAAAAGAGTTAGCAATAGCAGAGGCTACCCGTTTAGCTAATAAATTAAATATGGATACAGCTATTTTAGGCGTATTACAAAAACAAGATTTTACCGTTAAAAGTATAAATGCCATTATAGATGAGTTTAAGCCTAAAAACTTAATAAATATACAAAACTTAAATGATGCTTACGCCATATTAATAAAAATGGCAGGTTTACAGTTAGGTAATCTAGGTATAGGTGGCCCTAGCACAGGGCCTAGCACAGGCCCTAGCACAAGTGCAGATAATTCAGCGGCGGCGTTAGCTGCAAGTCAGGCAGCGGCAGCGGCAGCGCAAGCGGCGGCAGCGGCGGCAGCGGCGGCAGAGGCTAAAGCTAAAGCCGAATTAGAGGCAGCCTTAGCAAAAAGTGCAGCTGAAAAAGAGGCAGCGGCAGCGGCATTAGCTAAAGCTGAAGCAGAGGCGGCAGCTGCTAAGGCTGCAATAGCAGCGGCAAAGGCAGCGGAAGAAGCGGCAGAATTATTAAAAATATCTATAGATACACTACCTATAACTACAGAAAGTAACATAGAAACTTTAACAGCATTAAGAGCCGATACGCCCGCGGGTACAGCTTTTAGCGTATTACTAAAAGAGCAGATAGACACGCTTACAGATGCTTTAAGTAGTAATGTCTTAAGTGTATTGGGTGATGAGCAAGCAAGATTACAAGCTATGGGCATATTTGATACTGTTGGCATAGGCGCGGGCTCTACGTTTGACCCTGCAAGTTTCCGTATGCGTGATGAAGGTATAACTATAACGATAGTAGATAAAACTAGCGGGCTTATTGAAGTAGTACAAAACGCAGTTATAGAAAATACACGCTATGGTAATGCTTTGACTTATACCGGAAATGTGCAAGCTATATGACGTTACCTACAATAAACGCGGTTATTAATTTTAGCACCGGGCCTAGTTTTGCGCAGGCTATGATTTTAGGGCAAGGCATATTAGATACAAACGTTTTAGCCGATAGCGCGGCTGTAATAGTAGATGTATCTAACGTAGTAGATAGCATACAAACTAAAAGAGGACGTAACGCGCAAGCTGATAGATTTCAGACCGGCACACTTACGTTACGCATAGTAGACCAAAACGGTGATTTTAACCCTCAAAACCCTAGTAGCCCTTATTTTGGCTTGCTTGACCCTATGCGTAAGGTAGCTATATCGGCTACTTACAGCGGTATTACTTACCCTATATTTAGCGGTTTTATTACTAGCTATAACACTAGTACGCCACAAAATGCGTTAGACGTTGTATATACCACAATAACGGCGGTAGATGCGTTTAGACTTGCCCAAAATGCTCAAATATCTACAGTAGCAGGGGCTAGTGCGGGTGATTTATCCGGCACCCGCATTAACCAGATATTAGACCAGATAAACTGGCCTGCCTCTATGCGTGATGTAGACGCAGGGCTGACTACGCTACAGGCAGACCCCGGCACGGCCCGTACCAGCCTTGCAGCTATGGAAACTGTAACGCTAAGTGAATATGGGGCGCTTTATGTAGACGCAAGCGGCTCATTTGTATTTCAAGATAGAAACGTAACCACGGCTAGTATAGGTGGCACACCTACGGTGTTTAATGATAACGGCACAAATATTGGCTATTTTGACGCTATATGGCGGCTAGATGATACTTTGATTTACAATGAGGCTAGCATCACCCGTACAGGTGGAACGGCACAAGTAGCTACAGATGCAGCAAGTATTGCTAAGTATTTTGCTCACAGCTATAACCAACAAAACCTACTAATGCAGACAGACGCAGTAGCCCTAGATTACGCCAAAGCCTATGTAGCTAGCCGTAAAGAAACCTCTATTAGATGTGATGCCATTACCTTAGATTTATACACAGATAACTATAATGCCGGCATAATCGCGGCCCTAGACCTAGATTTCTTTGACCCTATAACTATTACTACAAACCAGCCGGGCTCATCTACTTTAACTAAGACTTTACAAGTGTTTGGGGTAGCTATGTCTATTACGCCTAACAGCTGGAAAACGACACTAACAACACTAGAGCCGATAATAGACGGCTTTATACTAGACTCAAGCCTATACGGGGTGCTAGACACCGGCGTATTGGCCTATTAGGGGGAACAATGGCAGCGGGCTTAGGATTTAAGACCTTTACCACAGGTGAGGTTTTAACAGCCGCGGACGTAAACGGCTATTTAATGCAAGGTATTTTAGTTTTTGCTACAGAGGCAGCGCGTAACAGCGCCATTACTTCACCACAAGAAGGGCAGTTTGCATACACTAAAGATAATAACAGCCTTTGGTATTACACAGGTAGCGCGTGGGTAGCTAGCGGTGCAACAGGTGATATAGAGGGCGTAACTGCCGGTGTAGGTATAAGCGGCGGCGGCACTAGCGGCACGGTAACTATTACTAATTCTATGGCAACTGCAATAGATGCTAAAGGTGATTTAGTACCGGGTACAGGTGCAGACACTTTTAGCCGTTTAGCTGTTGGAGCTAATGGAACTGTATTAACGGCGGATAGTGCAGAGGCAACAGGGCTTAAGTGGGCAACGCCTGCAAGCGGTGGCGGTATGACTTCAATAGCGTCGGGAAGTTTAAGCGGCACTTCTGTTACTTTAAGTTCAATAAGTGGTAGTTATCAAAATCTTAGATTAATTGTAAGAAAATGTTATTTTGGTAGCAACGCCGCAGTAAAGTTTAAGGTTAATACTATTGAAAGTAACGCACAATGGCAAAGAGTTTTTGGCGGTAGTGGCGGTACAACTAGCACAACTGGAGCAGCTAATACGGCTGCGACAGCAATAGAAGGTAATCAAAATGCTTTACGTAATAATGCAAGCAACGTTCATACTTTAATACTGGATATTAACGATTATACTGCTACAACCTACAAGATTTACGAATTAAAGGCTTGGTATGAAACCTCTGACGGCGGCAACCCTGAGCAGGTGCAAACGCTAACTGGTGCAATAAAAACAAGTAGCGCCGTAACAAGCGTGGAGATATTTTCAAGCGTTACTTTTTCCGGTGGAACTTATGAGCTGTTTGGGGTCAAATAATGAATACTATAAAAATACATAATGTAGAAACAGATGAAGTAATTGAAAGAGAGCGTAACGCCGAAGAATTAGCACAATGGGAGGCAGATAAAGCCGAAGCCGAAACTCAAGAGCAGGCAAGAGCCGAATTGGCAACCAAGAAAGCGGCAGCAGAGGCCAAACTTGCAGCACTTGGCTTAACGGCAGATGACTTAAGGGCGCTAGGTTTGTAATTGCTAACAAGTTATAACGGCTGGCCTGCCAGTAAAGACCCGGCAGAAATTGGCATAAAAAGTTATTTAGTACCCGGCACTAATAGAAAACTTAGATGCGCTGAGGCTGTAGCACCTTTGCTAATAGGTTTTGCAGCTGAGTTTCACGAGCTAATAGAGCCGATAGATGAAGGCGCTTTAGATGAGTGGGGTTATGCTTTCCGTATGGTACGCGGCAGTACAGACCGCCTTAGCTGCCATAGCAGCGGTACAGCGATAGACTTAAACGCAACTAAACACCCGCTAGCAGCTGTAGGCACGTTTCCAGCCGATAAAGTGCCAATGATTAGAGCGCTAGCTAAGAAGTATGGCCTAACGTGGGGCGGTGATTACCGTAACCGTAAAGATGAAATGCACTTTGAAATAACGGTAAATGCAGAAAAAGCCGCTAAGATTATTGCAAAGTTAGGACTAACAAATGCCAATTAGCACGCACGTTACTATAACTACGACAGCTAGCGCTATTGTATCTGCCACCTCATACAGAAATATCTATTTACATAATTTAGGCGGCGGCGCTATTTATCTTGGCGGGTCAGACGTAACGACCAGCAACGGGTATAAGTTAGATAATGGCGATAAACTAAGTCTTATTATTGGAGATACAGAGGCACTATACGGCGTTGCTGCTAGCGGTACTCATACCTTAGCGGTACTTGCACAAAAATAAACTAAGGGCATTTAGGAGCAAAAATGGACAAGAAAAAACTAGAGGCGGCTGCGTGGAGCTATGGGCGCGCTGCTCTAGCAAGCGTTGCAGCTCTATACATATCCGGTATAACAGACCCTAAAGTATTGGCTAATGCCTTTCTAGCTGGTCTTGTGGGGCCGTTATTTAAGGCACTACAGCCTAATGAGAAACAGTTTGGCGTAGGGTCTAAGTAATGAGCCAAGCCCAAACCCTATTAGCTATATCGCTAGGACTTTGTAGCCTTGCAGCGGTAGGGGTTGGGCTTGTACGCCATTTAGTTAAGTTTTATTTATCAGAGCTTAGGCCAGACGGTAACGGCGGGCATAACCTTAGAGGCCGGGTTGAGCGTATAGAGGGCCAAGTAGACCGTATTTATGAAATGTTATTAGAGGACAGATTAAAACGCTAGCGTGTCGCGTTGCCTTATGTCGGCTGTTGAGGTCATACTTTTACTACACGCTGAGAGGGCTACTTAGCTAGTAGTTTTATCAGCCTTAACAAAGGGTAAAATATGTTAGCTGATATAGCAGTAATTACTTTAACCGTGCTCATAGTAGGGCTATTTATGTTAGCTGCCTATAGGACGGGATACCGTGAGGGCCACGGCGACGGTTACCTAAGAGGGCGCAATATAGCTAAGGCGTTAAAAGAGGTAACTAAATGAGCTTTTTAGACGGGTATGAGGACGTAAACGCAAGAATTAAAAGAGCCCGGGCTGAGTTCCCCGGGTTACGCCTAGTAGCTTACATAGAGGACATAGACCTAAAAAACGGTTATATTTTAATTAGAGCTGAGGCCTATAAAAACTATGAAGATGAAAAACCAAGCGCTGTGGATTACGCGTTAGAGGTTAGGTCAGACCGCGGCGTAAATGCTAATTTTTGGGTAGAAAATTGCGTAACCTCTGCCTATGGGCGTGTTATAGGCTTACTAACGCCCGGCGGTGCAGGTAGACCAACACGGCAAGATATGGAGAAGGTAGAGGCTATACAGGCCCCATTACAGACACGCGGGGCAGGCGGTGCAGTACCTACCGCGGCTGAGTCAATAAGCGCTTTAAAAGCCAAACTAGGCGCTGAGCCCATGCCAGAGCCGCCAATATGTAAACACGGGCATAGGGTGCTAATTGAGGGCACGTCAAACAAAACAAATAAACCATATAAAGGCTATTTATGCCCTGATAAGGTCAAAACTAATCAATGTGAGCCTGTATGGCTAAGGCAGTATGGCGATAAATGGCTAAGCCCCAATGACCACGCAGAGGTCTTATTAGAGGCCGGGCGTAACCTAGACCCGATAGCAGAGCGTGAGCCTGTACCAGATGAGCTATTAAGTGATACGGAAAGGGCTGCCCGTGATACCAATTAAGGGCGGTTACACGAGTACTAAACACGAACAATTATTAGCCCATTATTTAACTACTTGTTACCCGTGGGTACTTACACCGACCCCGGCCTTTTATGTAAGTGATTACCACATAAACGAACGGGATTTAGGCGGGCGGTCTAATTACATAGGTGATTTAGAGCTACGCTGGCTTAATCAACCAAGTAGCGACCCGGTGTTGTTTGATTATTCTAAAATACAAATGCTTAGTGTTATGCCTATTTTCAAAGATTTACCAACAGCTTACCACCGGGTTTGTTTTAGGTTTACAGACGGTTTATTAATGCTGCCTATACCTGCATTACTTGATTTAGAGCCATTTTTGTATAAAAAGCCAGGTGAAGAGGGTACAGAAAGAACTAAATTAAAGGTAATTATAGAAAGAAAAAACTATAACCCGGGCTGCTTTAAGCCAGTTATCATAGGTTAGAAAGGTGCTAAAAACTATGCTTTATATAGAGGCTAAATGCAGACAATGCAAAACAGTAACGCTACAGCTAGAGCGCGTAGTATCTGACCACCTACCACCTAACGTTAAGTGCCTACAATGCACAAGGTGCGGGCTACTAGATATAACGTTGGTAGATGTGGATAACGCCCGGCAGGTACGCAATTAAGTTATCCACAAGGGCTAAAAACCTGTGGACAACACGCCCAAGCCCCGTTCAAGTTATCCACAATTTAGCTAAATACTTGACTAAGCCGGTACGATTACTGCGCGCAGGCAGCGCCCCGAAGGGCGATAGCGCGGGCAAGCTGCGTAATCTAGGGGTAGCTCTATGCCTATTCTTAGGCTGCCTATCTTTACAGAAAGTTCCGGCTAACGCTGATATAAACGCTATAGATGCTTATAAAATATATGCTCATATAAAGATAGGCTCATATAAAGAGTTTAAGTGTATTGAGAAGCTATGGACTAAAGAAAGTAACTGGCGGCCTAAAGCTAAAAACCCTAGCTCTACAGCTTATGGCATACCACAGTTATTAAAGATGAAAGAAACAAACCCTTATAAACAGATAGACTTAGGGCTAAAGTACATAGCTAAACATAGGTTATACAAAGGTAACCCGTGTTTAGCTTGGGCTCATTATAAGAAAAAAGGTTGGTATTAAATGACTTTAATAGTATGTAAAAACTGTGGGTTAGCTACTGATTTATCTGAAATAATCCATAGTAAATATAGAGACTATGAAGCTTGGTGCATAGAGTGCGTAGAGTCGGAAGCGGAAGAAATGTTCAAACGTGGCTAAGCGTGGCGACCCAAGATTAAACAGGGCTTATAGGTATAAGTTTAGAAATCAAGTCTTAGCTAGAGATAACTACACCTGTTATTACTGCTCTGGAGATGCAGACCAAGTAGACCACGTCATACCTGTAAGTAAAGCCCCAGAGCTGGTACTTAGTTTTGATAACGCGGTAGCCTGTTGCAAGCGGTGTAACGTACAAAAAGGCAATAAGTCGCAAGGCGTTTTTTTAGCCAAGACGGCTACCCCCCCTGTCTTTTCTGCTGTTATTTCCCCGAAAACCGCTGTAATGACCCAGAGCGGCCCTTGTTTGGGCCAGCCTGCTCAGCCTTTAGACTAATGAATACCGAACCTAAACAGACCTTACGGGGGCTAGCGCAACCACGCTTGCATAACGTTTTGTTATCAGGCCCTACTAGGGGCGGTGAGGTTGCAGAGCTTGCCGAGCGTATCGGCCTGCCGCTTTTACCGTGGCAGCGCTTTGTTTTGGACGATATGCTCACAATAGATAAAAATAAAATGTTTATCCGTAAATCAAACCTTGCAATTACGTCAAGACAAAACGGTAAGACTCATTTAGCACGTATGCGTATTTTAGCTGGCCTGTTTTTGTTTAATGAGCGTAACCACATAGTAATAAGCTCTGCTAGGTCTATGGCCCTTACTACTTTTAGAGAGGTAGCCAACGCTATAGAGGACAGCCCCGAGCTAAAAAAAGACCTTAAAAAAATACTTTACACTAATGGTAATGAGGCTATAATCTTAAAAACCGGGGCTAGGTTAGATGTTAGAGCTGCTACCCGCGATAGCGCGCGCGGTGCTAGCGCTGACTTTCTATTTATAGATGAGCTTAGAGAAATAGACTCTGAGGCCTTTGCAGCTGCTCTACCTGTAACTCGTGCTAGGCCCAATAGTCAGAGCCTATTTTGTAGCAACGCCGGAGACGGTTTTTCCGAAACCTTGAACGAATTACGCACGCGCTGCCAGAGCAACCCGCCGCCGTCTTTAGGTTATTACGAATATAGCGCCCCGGCATTTTGCGCTTTAGATGACCGTAAAGCGTGGGCAGCTGCTAACCCGGCGTTAGGCATACTAATAACGGAAGAGGCTTTGCAAGAGGCGCTAGCGGTGCAGACTACAGAGCAATTTAGGACAGAAAGCCTTAGCCAATGGATAGACAGCCTACAAAGCCCGTGGCCGTTTGGCTCTGTTGAAGATAGCAGCGACATAAATCTAAAGATGAGCCCCGGGCCGCTTACCGTTTTTGCCTTTGACGTTAGCCCTAGCCGCCGAGATGCCAGCTTAGTTATGGGCCAGCTGTTACCTAATGGCAAGATAGGCGTAGCAGTACTAGAAACTTATAGCTCACAGGTAGCAGTAGATGAGGTTTTAGTAGCAGCCTCTATTAAAAAGTGGGCTGACCTGTATTACCCGCGTTTAGTCTGCTACGACAAATACACTACTGCCAGTATTGCCCAAAGACTACAAAATGCAGGCGTACAGACCCGGGATATATCGGGGCAGACCTTTTACACCGCCTGTAGCGATATGTACGATGCTTTAGTAAATGACCGCTTGCGCCATAGCGGGCAAGATGCGCTAATACAACAAATGGCTAACTGCGCAGCTAAACAAACCCCAGATGCTTGGCGTATTGTTAGGCGCAAGTCTGCCGGGCCTGTAGATATACCTATTGGACTAGCTATGGTAATTCACATATTGGCGCAACCTGTAGCAGAGGCAAAGGTATACGCCTAGACACGCCCAAAGCCAAACTGTAAACCTATACTTGACTTTTAGGCAATAATGCCCCTATGGGATTACTACAAACTTTAGGCCTGCGTAAAAAAGACATAGAGGCGCAATTATCGCCGCCTATTATGCAACAGACTTACGGCGCGGGCGTTTATACGTTTGGCGGTTTATACAATACAAACGGCATACCGTTTATAGATAGAAATTTAGCGCTACAAGTACCCGCGGTAAGTAGATGCCGTAATTTGATATGTGGAGTAATTGCAAGTATAGATTTAGAACTAATACAAAAAAGTACAGGCCGTAAATTACAAACACCTGTTTGGCTAGACCAACCAGACATAAGACAACCACGCAGCGTTACCATAAGTTACACCGTGGATAGTTTACTCTTATACGGGGTGGCTTATTGGCGTGTAACGTCTTTATATGAGGACGATGGCAGGCCTAGCGGTTTTGAGTGGGTAGCTAATACACGCGTTACGGTAACTACAGACAAATACGGTGATGAAGTAGATTACTATTCTATAAATGGTGTACGCGTACCAGATAGCGGCGTAGGCTCTTTAGTAACTTTCCAAAGTTTATTACCCGGCGTATTAGAAACCGGCGGGCGCACAATACAAGCCGCGTTAGATATACAAAAAGCGGCAAGTGTTGCAGCTGCTACACCTATGGCTACAGGTTTTATTAAGAATAGTGGGGCAGATTTACCAGAGGCACAGATTCAAGGCTTGTTAGCTAGTTGGAAGGCAGCGCGTAACTCACGCAGCACAGCTTATTTAACTAGCACTTTAGATTATCAAACTGTCGGTTACTCACCTAAAGAAATGATGTATAACGAGGCATCACAGTATTTAGCTACAGAGATAGCGCGTTTAATGAACGTACCGGCATATTACATAAGCGCAGATATGAATAACTCAATGACTTATCAAAATATCATAGACGGGCGCAAAGAATTTGTAGCTTACTCATTACAGCCGTTTATTAGCGCCATAGAAAATAGACTCAGTATGGACGACGTAACCCGGCGTGGAAATCAAGTACGTTTTTCACTTGATACAACATTTTTACGCGCTGATACTTTGGCGCGTTTGGAAGCTATAGAAAAAATGCTTAATCTAGGTTTAATTGACTTAGAGCAGGCGCAAAGTATGGAAGAACTAAGCCCAACCGGACTAACAGAAAGGCCCACAAATGCTATTAACATTTAGCGGCAACATAGAGGCAGTAGATAACGGTGAGCGCCGTACTATTGCTGGCAAAATTGCACCTTATGGAGAAGTAGGCAACACAAGCGCCGGGCGCGTAGTCTTTGCAGAAAACTCTATAACCGTGCCAGAGGTATCTAAAGTTAAGCTATTGATGCAACACGACAATTCTAAGCCCGTAGGCCGTATGCAAAGCCTTACCAGTAATAAGACCGGCTTATATGCCAGCTTTAAGGTTAGTGCTAGCTCAAGGGGTAGCGATGCAATTTTGCTAGCACAAGAACAATTAATGGACGGCTTGAGTGTAGGCGTTGAAGTAGATGACTCACGCCAAGAAAAGGATTATCTGCTAGTTACGGCTGCTACCTTAAAAGAGGTATCTCTAGTAGAGAGCGCTGCATTTCCAAGCGCTGCCGTGTTAAAAATTGCTGCACAAGAAAACGCAGTAGATGAAAACAAACCGACAAAAACGACAGGAGAAACCGTGGATAAAGCCCCGGAAGAAATGGCAGCGGAAGGCACTTATTTGCCAGACGGTGCAACAGTAACGCTAAAGAGCGTTAGCTATAAAGATGATGAGGCCGCGGGCGCTACTGAACCGGTAGAAGCCGCGCGCAAAATTATTAAGCCAAGTGCATTAAACTCACAAAGAGTACGCACACCTATTACAAGTATGGGCGCTTACACAGAGCATAAAATTAAAGCTGCTCTAGGTAATGAGGAGTCAAAACTATATGTAACAGCTGCCGATGATAGCTGGACTACAAACCCTGCATTTAATCCAACGCAGTATCTATCAGAGTTTGTTACTAACACACGCTTTCCAAGAAGCGCTATTGATGCCTGCTCAAAAGGCGTATTACCACCTAAGGGCAACACAATTAACGTACCTGCACTTGTTGACTCAAACGGCGGCCTTAATGGTGTAGCACCTGTAGTAACCGTTGAAGCTGAGGCGGGAGCTGTACAAAATACAGGTATGGTTACAGAATTTTTATCGGGAACTGTATCTAAGTACAGCGGTATGAATACGCTCAGCATAGAGCTACTAGAAAGAACTGATAATCCGCAATTTTTTGCAGAGTTGACTAATCAGCTCCAAATAGCGTATATGAACGCAACAGACCAAGCGGTAATTAGTGCAATTAACGCAACAGGCTTTACTAGCACAGGCGTAGCAGCTACAGCGGCAGGTTTAATTTCTTACACCGCTGAAAGCACCGCTAACGTCTACAAAAACAGCGGATACTTTGCACAAAACTTTGTAGGCAGCACAGGTATCTATAACCTGCTATTAGGTGCAGTAGATAGCACAGGCCGCCCAATTTTCAACGCTTACCAGCCAAACGCGGCAGCACTTGCTAACGCAGCCGGTATGGTAAGTAATAACTCTGTACGCGGTAACGTATTAGGTTTAGACCTTTACGTAGATAGATTTATGACCGCTGGCGTTGCTGATAACTCAGCATTTATTCTTGCGCCAGAGGCATTTACTGTTTATGAAAGCCCTCAGGCTTATATGTCTGTAAACGTAGTATCAAATCTACAAGTACAGGTAGCTATTTATGGCTTTATGGCAACTATTGCCAAGATTCCATACGGTATCTGCCGTCTAAATATCAGCTAATAAATAACTAATAGTCTGGCAGGGCCTTAGCCCTTTGGCTCTGCCAGACCTACAAAGAAAGGTACAAATATGCCGGCTACTTATGTTACCGCTGCTACATTAAAAGCGTCTTTAGGTGTTGGCACTTTGTACGATAGCTACACTTGGATAGAGGACACCTGCCAAGCGGCCCAAGATTTAATTAATGGGTTTTTATGGTTTGACTCTGCCCCGGTAGTGGGAACTGCATTAGTAAACAATGTAGCTACCGTGATGATAGCCAACCCCGGCCTGTTTACTACTGGTCAATCCGTTACTGTAGCCGGGGCTGGCAGTACTTTTAA